TGTTCGTCCCGTAGTGTCATCTGGTGGATTGTCTCAGAGTTAATCATACGGTCTGAGTAAATACGTGCTGCCCGTACTGTGATGTAACGCTTTGCCTGATCTGGTAGATCGACGAAATCTTGGTAGTAAACAATATCTACTTCTAACTGGTTATCGAATTTAAATGTACGTTCCGTTAGATTAAACAGCTTACCGCCTCGGAGAGTTACGTCTACATACTTAGCGTCAATGCGAGACACATCAGGGGGCACAACAATTTCTTTGGAAGAGTTAGGGCTAAGTTTAACACCCTGTTCGGTGTTGAAATGCCAACCCTCGGACTGAACTTCACGACTAACTTCATTCAAGACCTGTTGAGCAACCGTAACGTCAGTCACAAGGTTACCTGTAAGAGTATTAACAGGTGTCTCACCAATAGTTGTGAGTAGTACGTTGACCGCTTCCAATTCGGTCATGGACGATGGTTTTGTCATCCTGTCCTCGTAAAACAAAAAAATGGGCCAGCCTAATAAGACTGACCCGAAAGGAATTATGCAGTAGCTTTAACTTCAACTGCACACTCTGGACGCAATACGCCGTGGCCCATCGCGTACTTCGCTGCCATTAGTGTACCTTGGTACATGACTTCGAAGTCACCTGATGTGCGCTCAACAGCCAAGTCCATCAGTTTAACTGTACCGATAGCTTGTTTCTGCATCACAAGAGCTTTAACATTTGAGAAGTCGCCTGAGTAAGTGTTGTTCTCACCAGAGACTGCAGAAATGTTAGCATTTGGTAGGTTGTTAGATTTAACAATCTGAACACCTGCAACACGCAATACTGTACCGTCTGCGTATACACCTGCGCCACCCCAATCACGGTTGATGACGTTGGTTTCTTGTACGAGTTTGTAGTATTCTTCTGGGCGAACAATCGCTACACGTTCATTTTCAGGAACGTCTTTCTCGTCCATAGTTTGTGCCGCATCAAAGATAGCTGCAGCCAATTCTGCACCAGTGATAGCACCACCGCCAGCACCTGTAGTCAGAGTTGTACCGCCGTTGCCACCTTGTACAGTAGCAGATGCACGTGCACCTAGTAGACCTACGCGCATTGTGCGTGTGTCAAATTCTTTAGCAAGAGCCATACCTAGAAGACGTGAGTATTCTGCACGTACATCGTAGTGGTTCTTTGCTTCATCGATGTTTGCGATGAATGTATCAGCGACAAGTAGATCGTCGATGTTGATGACGACTTCGTTGTGCTTGATAGCTTGTGTTCCAAGCAAAGGCGTACCGGGGGTGTGGTATGCTGCGTTTGCTTTTCCTGTTACTGGGAAAGACGCTGATTTACCTGACGCGATTGTACGTGTCTGGTGTAGGTCTTTCATTACGTTAGTTTCGTCGAATGCGGTTAGAACTTCGCCAGCAAAGACTTTGAGAAACAGAGCGTTTTCTGTTGCAAAATCTGAAGGCGTTGCACCATTGACCACACCCAAGCGGGATGGGGTTGCGTTTGCCATAATCATTATCCTTAGACAAATTGAATTGTTTTCGTGAAAATGACTGTCGCTTCTTACTTACAACGGTTGTCTGACGCATCAGGCCAAAGTGTTCATTAGAGATAGTCCAACGACCTAAAAAGGTCTGTTATTTTTTCTGGTCTAAGAATTGGCGGGGCACTATGGCCCCACCAGATCGTGCTAAAATACCTTTGAACGTCCCAGCTTTTGCTCAACGTCTTTAGTGTACGCTGTGTCCTTGCCGTAACGTGGGTCTTTCATTGCCGCTACAACTTCTGCAGTTGAACGGAACTCATCAGGTGCTGGTGCTGATGCCTTACCTGATACTAGGTTAGCTTCTACACCCTCTACACCTTCACGCTTTGACGACAACCATTCGACTGCCATCTTTGCGTTCTCAGTACCACCAGCGACCATTTGGTTATACAGATTGACTTCTTGTTCTGTCATGTTCTGTGCGGCCCATTGAGTTAACTCTTGGTAACCCTCTGGCCCACCAGCCGCTTGATATACTTCCTCAACGTTAGCTGCAGCTTGTTGCTGCATTCCCTTGATGTATGTTTCCACCATGTCACGTGGATAGCCCATACCTTCAAGTTCTGTGAAACTGTCTTCCGATAGCTGTCCAGCTTCGGCAAATTCATCTGCGAACTTATCGAATGACGGTGAGGTATTTTCAGGTGTTTCCACCTCTGCTTCCTCAACTGTCTCTTCCGCATCTTTTGGTGCAGATAGTTTCTTCTCTAGTTCTTGATAAGACTTTGCTAAGTCCTCTGGCGAATTAAACTTCTCAGGCAACCATTCAGGCCGTTCCGATTGGTTATCCGTTTGCTCTGCTTCTTGAACAGGAGCCTCTGGGCCAGTTTCAGGTTCGGTGATTGTTACGCTCTCTGCCATACCTAGTGGTCCACCCGTTTAATTTTAGGTGTACTTTTGACCACGGCTGGTGCCGCTAGAGGCTTCTTTTCAGGCGATGGTTTGGGCTTACCCTTCACCGCCTTGCTGTCTTTGGCTTTCAACATATGAATTTCCTAATGCTTTCACCTTCTTGGATTGCGTTGGGGCCAGCTTGCATAGCCATTTGGGCCATCTGTGCCTGTTGCATTTCCTGTGCGATTTGTTCCTCAGACTTAATCAAACCTTCGGTATCGATACCTAATGCGGTAGCTCTACGTTTGATGTAGTCTTGAAGGTTAACGTATTGTTGTAGAACTTCTGGGCCTAGTGATTGGGCCATACCTTGTACAAACAAATCTAGTTTGCGTAGGTCATGCCCACGACCAAGAGCTTCCATACCTGTTACGATGGTTGGTTTAACAATATCATCTGGTAACTTTGGTAGCTTCTTAGCTTTAGTTAACACATCAATCTTGC